ACGCCGCCGCGCTGCAGGCCGCGCGCTACGCCGCTGTCGCGCGAGTGCGGACCTCGCATTTCTTCTTCCTCGACGATGACGACGAGTTGCTCGCCGATCACGTCGCGACGCTGGATCAGTGCGTGGCCGCCGATCAGGCGCTCGCCTACACCGACGAGCTGATCCGGTATGTCGACGGCACCGAGAAGACGACGGCGCGCCAGGCCTACAGCCAGGCCGCGCATCGCGCCGATCCGATGCTGGTGCATCACCTCGCGCTGTGCCGCACCGCCGAGGCGCTGGACGCGATCAAGCGCGTGCCGCGGGGCCACTTCTGTCCCGAGCTGCTGCTGTACTGGGAGCTGGCGAAGGCCGGCGCCGCCTACGTGCCCGCGGTCGGCTACGTGTGGAACAAGGGCCACGGCATGCACACCTGGCCGCTGACGGCCATCAGCCAGGTGCGCTCGGCGCTCTGGTGCAAGGAGCACCCATGACACTCGCGCAAGTGCTGGTCGATCGTTCGCGCCTCACGCTGATCGACGCGGCAAAGGTGACCTGGGCCGATGACGAGCTGCTGGGCTACCTCAACGCGGGCATCGCGCAGGCCTGCGGCACGCTGCTCGACATCTACGTCAAGGCGCAGATGACCAACCTCGTCGCCGGGGTGCGTCAGACACTGCCGGCCGGTGGCCTGGTGCTGATCGACATCCCGCGCAACGGGGCCGGTGGCGCGGTGCAGCAAGCGCAGAGCAGCGAGTTCGGCCGCACCACGGAGAACTGGGCCGCTGCCGCCGCCAGCGCGAACGTCGGCTACTACTTCTTCGATCCGCGCAACCCGGCGAGCTTCCTGGTGTCGCCGCCCGCGACGGCGGGAGCGTCCGTCGAGCTGGTCTTCGGCGCGGTGCCTGATCCGATCGCCCTCGGCGCCCAGGTGCCCATCTCGCCGGCCTTCGACACCGCGCTGTGGGCCTACACGAACGCGCTGGCCTACGCGAAGAGCACCAAGCGCCAGGACTTGACGAAGACGAACGCCTTCCTCGGGCTCTACAACGGCGTGCTCGACACCTGGAAGAAGGGCCGGGCGACGACGGTGAAGCCGCCCGACGCCAAGGGGGTCTTCTGATGCGGATCGCCGCAGAGACATTCCGCGGAGAGTCTCCGAAGACTTCCCCGAGACTGCTGCCCGACAACGCCGCGCAACTCGCGATCAACTGCCGGCTGCAGACCGGCGACCTGGAGAGCTGGCGCCAGTTCCTGCTGGCCAAGACGCTCGCCAACGCCGGCACCGTGCAGACGATCTACCTGCTCAACGGCGCCTGGTTGAGCTGGAACGCCCAGGTCGACGTGGCGCGCGGCGTGATACCCGGCGACGACACCTTTCGGACCTACCTCACGAGCCCGGGCTTCTATGCGACTCCCCGGTTTACGAACTACGCGATGGCGACGACTGGGGTGGAACCTTTTCCGGTGGCGACACGCCCGCTCGGTGTTCCACCCCCCGATACCGCACCCACGCTCACCGTGGGCACCGACCCGAATCCGCTGACCTTTTCGGTCGACGTGACGGACGCAGGCGACGGGCTCGGCCAGAACTGGATCGTCTCGTCCGGACAGGAGAACAGCAGCGACCACACGCGCCTGGTGTTCCAGGACGCCGGCCAGGGGAACCCGGCGCCGAGCTACACCCTGCAGTGCGAGAACAACGAAGGCAACGCCGTCTACTTCTATCGGGACTTCGGCATCGCGAACACCATGGTGGCGACCATCTCGGTCGACGTGATGGTGCAGGACTCGGGCGGCAACGATCGCTCGGACATCGCGATCGTCTTCGGCGCCGACGCCGGTGGCTCGGGGTGCAGGATCGGCATCACCGGCCAGACGGGCACGAACCTGGGCCTCTACATCAACACCGGCTCCGAATGGGCGCAAGGGCAGGGCAGCAGCGTCGCGCAGGCGGTGTGCTCCGGCACGATCCAGCACGGCTTCTGGTACACGATCAAGGCGACGAAGACAGCCAAGTCCGATGGCACCTCGACGGTGGCCGCCGAGCTGTACTACGGTGCCACGCTGCTCGGCACCTGCACCGCGACGAACAACTTCGACAACGGGGGCTACTGCGGGGCGGCGTACACGCGCAGCGATGACCGCTTCAACCTGTTCTTCGACAACTTCCACATCAAGGGCAGCGGCAGCACCAACTACGTCGCGCAGAACGTCGCGACGAGCTACGTCTACACCTTCGTGAACGACCTGGCCGAAGAGTCCCCGCCGTCCCCGGCGAGCGCGACGGTGCTGCGCCCGGACGGCATCGCGGTCAACGTCACCACGCCAACCACGACGCCCGCGGGCACCGATGCGGCCTACGGCATCGCCACCAAGCGCATCTATCGGGCGGTCACCGGTGCGACGGGCACGATCTACGTGCTGGTCGACGAGATTGCGCTCTCGCTGGCTGTCTACGTCGACACGAAGGACGACTCGGACATCGCCAGTTCGGACCCGCTGGCGTCCGACGACTGGGATCTTCCGCCGCCCGACTTGCAAGGCATCATCGCGCTGCCCAACGCGGTGATGGCGGGCTTTCGGCGCAACCAGCTCTGCCTGTCGGCCGCCGGCCGACCGCACGCCTGGCCGGTGGCCTACCGGCTCAACGTCGACACCGACATCGTGGCGATCGCCAACATCGACAACACGATTGTCATCGGCACGAAGAGCTTCCTCTACACCGCCACCGGCAACGCGCCCGAGAGCTACTCGATGAGCAAGCCAGGCGACCCACAGGCCTGCGTCTCCAAGCGCTCGATGACCTTCATGCCCGACGTGGGCGTGGTCTACGCGAGCCCGGACGGCCTGATGGTCTGCGGTGGCTCGGCCGGCCAGGTCACCAACGTGACGGCGGGCATCTTCACGAAGCGGCAGTGGCAGGCGCTGCAGCCCTCGTCGCTGATCAGCGCGGTGCACGACGGCGTGCTGTTCTTCTTCGTCGCCGGCCCGACGCCCGACGCCGGCTATGCGCTCGACACGAAGCAGGGCGGCTTCGGCCTGATCCGGCTCTCCTGGCACGCCAACGCCGTGCACGTCGACCCGCTGACCGATGCCCTCTATGCGCTGCTCGACGTGAACAGCGAGCCGACCGACAGCAACCTGCCGCTGGCGAGCACCGCGGTCGCCCCGAGCAGCGTGCGCGTGTACCAGTTCGACGCCGGCGCGAGCGACATGGTGTTCCTGTGGCGCGGCAAGCTCAACCTGATGGCGATCCCGACAGCGATGCAGGTGATGCAGGTGCGCGCCGCCGGCTTCGAGAACGTCCTGGTGCGCCTCTATGGCGACGGCTTGATGCTGCACGAGCAGGTGCTCAGCGACATGCGCGAGTTCACGATCCCGACGCTCGATGCACATGACGACTTCGAGCTGGAGCTGATGGGCACGTCGACCGTGCGCGGCGCGCAGGCCGCCGAGGAAGTCGAGGAGCTGCGCTGATGGCGACGACCGGCGGCCGGATCGTTCCGTACCAGACGCCGAACAAGCTGGAGCTGCGGGCGCTGCAAAATGCGCTCGACAACATCCGCGAAAGTCTCGGGCGCATCGACAGCCAGGTCACCGGCACCAGCAAGCTCGCCGGCCAGACGGCGCTCACGAGCGGCCAGGGCGCGGCGAAGACGGCGGCGCTGCAGCAACAGGTGTTCAACCTGCAGGCCGACCTCGATGCGCTCGCGAAGCTCGTCGCCGACGAGGCCGCCGTGCCGACGCCCGAGCACCTGGTGGTGCTCTTCGGCGACGACGTGGAGGACGGCGAAGACGGCCCGCCTGGCCTGCGGGGCCGCGACGGCACCATGGGCATCAATGGCCGGCCGGGCATCTCGCTGTTCATCGATGGCGAAGACGGTGACGACAGCTTCCCGATTCCCGGGCGCGCTGGCGCCGCTGGCACGAACGGCATCGATGGCGCCGCAGGCCGACCCGGCATGTCTATTTTTCTGGATCCGGAAGAGGCCGAAGACGGCTTTCCGCTTCCTGGACGGCCCGGCACAAACGGAACAAACGGCACGAACGGCATTGACGGCGCGCGCGGCCCGATAGGCATCTCGTTCGGTGTCGACGGCGACGACGGCGAGGACGGCCAGTTCGTCGGCTTCGGCCGCACGCTCGGCTCGATGGCCTTTCTGAGCGACACGCTCTTCGTGCGCAAGGCCGGCGACACGATGACCGGGCCACTGCTGAACACACAGAACGAGGCGTTGCGCATCGTCGCCAACAGCGCCTTTGTCAGCGGCTACGAGTCGACCAACACCACGCGCACCGGCTACCTGCAGTTCGCCGCCGGATCGCAGGCGTTGCTGCGCGCCGAGGGCGGCACGAACCTCACGCTGCAGACCGACAACGGCTCGTTCTCGATCCTCGGCAGCACCGGCATTGCGGCCGTCTCGACGCGCCTGGGCATCGGCAAGACGGCCGGCGCGGTGACCGATGTGCTCGATGTCGTCAGCACCGGCCGGGCCTACCTGGTGCTCACCGCCGGTGGCGCCTCCACCACCGCGGGCATCAGCCTGTCGGCCACCGCGGGCCCCTCGGCCTGGACAATCGACGCCGGCATCGGCTCGGCGCACAGCCTGCGCATCTACGACGCCACCAACGCCGCGGAACGCCTGCGCATCGACAGCGCCGGCCAGCTCGGCATCGGCGCCAGCCCCACCGCCACGTCGGGCAGGCTGCAGGTGATCGGCGTCGGATCGCCCGATTCGAGCGTGCGCATCAGCAACACGACCTACGGCGTGAACCTGCGGCTCGCCGCGAGCACCGGCGTGACGGACTCGGCGGTGATCTACACCGAGGGCGCGCACGCGCTGCGCTTCGGCACGAACAACACCGAAAACGTGCGCATCGACAGTGCGGGCAACGTCGGCATCAACTCGACGGCGCCGCAGAACTACGGCGTCAACTACGCCACGCTCGAAGTCAAAGGTGGCACGACATCCACGGGCGGCGTCATTCAGAGCGTCAGCTCGGACTCCAGCGTCAAGCTCAGACTGTTCGTCGACTCCGGACTGGGCATCGTGGGCACCAGCTCAGCCAGTGCCCTTCTCTTTCAGACCAACGGGGTTGAGCGTGCGCGTTTCGACACCAGCGGCCAGTTCGGCATCGGCACGAACTTGCCGGGATTCACGCTCGACGTGCAGGCCGCCGCCGCGAAGATCGTCGCGAAGTCCACGACCGGCACCAACGTCGCCTACCTGCGCGCCGACAACACCGGGGGCAGCTTCTATCTCGGCCAGGACAGCTCGGTCGGCAGCATCACCGGGACGGCCTACGCGACGATGGTGTGGGGCATCAGTACGACGGGGCCGATGCTCTTCGGCACCGGCAGCACCGAGCGCATGCGCATCGACACGAGCGGCAATGTCGGGATCGGCATGACGCCGAGCGGCAAATTCGACGTGAGCGGCGTGGTTCGCGCGATGGGCGCCAGCACGGCGACCACGGGCTCAGGCGTCGAGCTGGAGCTGACGGGGGGAATCGGCTACGTGACGGCCTACAACCGCACCGGCGCGGCCTTCCTGCCGCTGATCGTGCGCGGCTCGACGCTCACTTTCAACATTGGAGCCACCGCACGCATCGCGGTCGCCGCCGCCGGCACCGTGACGCTGAGCGCCGGCCTGGGCATCAACGGCAAGGCGGCCGTCGCCAACGTCGCCGCGCCGCCCGCCGCGACGGTCCTGGCCGACACGATCACCCTGGTCAACGACATCCGCACTCGCCTCATCAACTTCGGCATCTACACCTGAAGGAGCAGACATGCCCGACTACCGATCCAGCACCGAGGAGGCCACGACGCATCGCAGGGCCTTCGCCGTGCACTTGCAGAACCCCTATGGCGACCCGGCAGGCAGCGGCATCCTGTTCGAGGAAGAGGACGTGATGGTGATCGGGGACCGCACCATCAAGATCACCACCGGCAACGTTGGCTCGGGCTTCATGCCAGGCGAGACCTTTGCGCTGCTCGATCCCACCACCGGCGCGCCCACGGGGGCGACGGCTTCGCACCTCGATATCTACGTGCTGCTCAACAGCCTCTACATCGACCTTGCGCTCAAGCGCGACGCGGCCGAAGCCGCGACGGCCGCACCCCCACCTGCACCCTGAAAGGACGCATGCAATGGACGACAAACTGGCCCAGGCCACCCTCAACGCGCTCGCCCGCCAGCGCGAGGCCGCCCTCAACGGCTGCGCCCAGCTCGAAGCGCAGCTCGAACTCGTCAACGCCGAGAACAGGGCGCTGAAAGACCAGCTCGCGAAGCTGCAGCCGCTCGATGTCGACCCGGAACACCTCAAGGCCGACGGCCAGGCGCTCAGCAACGGCCAAGCCCCGGCCCTCAACTGATCCCAGGAGCCTCTCATGGCAACGAACAAGCAATTCCGCTTCGGCCCCGTCCTGCTCACCAACGTGTTGACGACGAACCTGCTGAATCCGCCGACTGCGGCCGGTGGCGTGAATGCCGGTGCATCGCCGAACTTCATCACGCTCAAGCACCTGCGCGTCACGAACAAGACGGGTGCGGTCGCCACCGTCTCGCTGTGGGTCGGTGCCACGGGCGCCAACGCGGCGGGCACCGAGTTCGTGTGGCAGAGCGCGAACGTGCCGGCGAACGACTCGATCGACTGGTACAGCAGCGGCGCGCGACTCGCGTCGACCGACTTCCTGGTCGGCGGCTCGAACACCGCGAACGCACTGACGATCAGCGGCGAGGGCGAAATCGGCGTGGCGTGATGATCGCCGGAACGGACTTCGTGTTCGCCGACCTCGACGAATGTCTGCCGCTCGTGCTCAAGCGCTGGGGCCGCACGCGCTCGGTGAGGGCCGTGATGGACGAGTTCGTGACGCGCTGCCGCGCCGAGGGGGCGACCTTCATGCGCTGCCCGGACGGCGTGGTGCTGATCACCGCGATCGGACTCGAAGGCGGCGGCTTCGAGATGCGCGTCCTGCTCGCCGTGTCGACCTGTCCGTCAGGTGCATTCAATAAGCGAGAGAGTGACATGCTCACTATCG